GCAAAGGAAATACAAACACCTGGTTAACTCCTTTATGGTTGATTCATTCTTTAGGTGAGTTTGATTTAGATCCATGCGGTCTTAAACACCACAAAACAGCCAAAAAAATAATTCAAACGCCTAACGATGGATTAAGTGAACAGTGGTTTGGTCGTGTTTGGTTAAATCCTCCTTATGGAAAAGAACAGCAAGCATGGTTAAAAAAGATTCAAACGCATAAAAGTGGAATAGCTTTAATATTTAATAGAATTGAAACGAAATGGATTCAGCCATTTTTAGAAAATGGGTTTTTTGCAATTCAAGGACGAATAAAATTTTTAACAGAAAACAAAAACGAAATGAGCAATGCAGGATGCGGGTCAATTTTAATCCCATTTTCTGATTATGACCGTGAAATGATTTTAAAAAGTGGTTTAAAAGGTAACTTTTTTTACAGGGTAAACAGTGGAACTAAAAATAACTCTTCAACCTAAACAAAAAGAGTTCCTGCGCTCGATTGAAGAATATCCTGTAACCCTATTTGGTGGGGCAAGGGGTGGTGGTAAGTCTCACGGCATGCGTTCCATCATGCTTTACAGGCGTTTTAAATATCCTAACTCGCATGGAGCAATCTTTCGAAAGACATACCCGGAACTTGAGGCCAACCACATTCGGCCAATCTTTCAGCAATACCCTGAACTAAGGAAGTTTTGGAACGAACAAAAGAAGCTTATTAGCTTTCCCAACGGTTCAACCCTGCAATTCTGTCATTGTGCCAGTGAAGCCGACGTGGACCTGTATCAAGGGCGAGAGTACCACGATCTTGCTATTGATGAAGCTGGGCAATGGACTGAGGCAACCTTTCGAAAACTGCAAGCGTCTAACCGATCGGCTAATCCTGGCGTGAAGGCCAGAGCGTTCTTAACTGCTAACCCTGGTGGCATTGGCCATGCTTGGCTTAAAAGATTGTTTATTGAGCGCAGATTTAACGAGCGAGAACGGCCTGACGATTACAACTTCATTCAATCCCTAGTTCAAGATAACAAAGCCCTACTTCAAAACGATCCTGATTATGTTCACAGGCTGAACTCTGAGCCAAACGAAGCGCTTCGCAAAGCATTCCTTTATGGTGACTGGGATATTTTTGCCGGTCAATACTTCTCAGAGATTAGGCGTGACGTTCATTTCATTAAGCCATTCACAATCCCACCACATTGGAACTTGTTTGGGGCTTATGACTTTGGATTTAACCACCCTGCTGCATTTGGTTGGTTTGCCGTTGATGAGGATGGCAACGTTTACATGTACCGAGAATTGGTTAAACCACAAATGCGGGTTGATCAATTTATTGGTGAACTAAAGCGATTCCCTGACACCATGAAGCTTGATTACATCAGGGCAGGGCTTGATTGCTGGGCCAATAAAGGCGTGGTCCGTACCGGTTCACCACCAACGATTGCCGAAGAATTCATGAGTAATGGCCTTTTGCTTTCGAAAGCCAGCACTGATCGAATTAATGGTGCTAACCAAGTCCGTAACTATTTAGCCTGGAAAGATTTACCAGCCGGTAGAACACAACCACGGTTCTTTATCATGCAAAACTGCCCGGTTACGTTCGACACGTTATCAAGAATGCAGCATGATCCCGATAAGATTGAAGATGTTTTAAAGGTCGATGCGGTTGAAGGCGATCTTAACACCGGCGATGATGCTTATGACATGGTTCGCTATGCCCTAATGTCTAGGCCATTCGTTTCTGATCCTGCCGTAACTCATCATAAATACGGAACTCAATCCTGGGCTGAACATGTTGAAAAGCAATTAGAAGCAAACATTCAAAAGCAAATTGAAAAACAACAAGCGGTTGAGCGAAATGAGGATTTCTTGAACATTTCTTTGATGGACATTGAAGAAAACCCGATTGACTATTACGTTAATAAACGAAGGAATAGCAGATGAACGATATAGAAGCATTGCAATTATTGATTAAGATGAGAGAACTTGGCATCACTGACGATCAGGTTCTAAGCTTTAAAGAAAAGTTTAAAAAGCCGCAACCGGCTGAAGATGGCGACGCTGCCCTTCGCAAGTTATTTCCCGACGAATTCACCGATGAGGAAATCCTTTATTACGCTACACCATATTTTGACGAACTTCAGGACCGTAAAAAAATCAGAGAACAACAAATTAAGGATGGGGAATTAGTATGAGTAAAATCAGTCATGAAACAATGGACAAGTATGTCGATGGCAAGCTTGTAAAAAAGGGTAAAGAACAAAACAGCGGTGAGATGAAATATTACTGGTGGAAAGCCGATGAAAAAAACATGGGCCATCAGATCCAATCAACCCTGAATTTTATCAAAACTCATCAGAGCACACGCATTGAACAACTTACAGCATCAACACGCCTTTACGGTAACTCTTCTGCTTTTAACTTCATTGGTCCTGCGCTCTCCAAATCTGCGTCGAGTGCAGCTACTACTTCTAGCAATCGCATTAGTTTTAATCTATGCGCCGCTGTTGTGGATACGATGGTCTCTAAGATCGCTAAGAACAAAGTAGTGCCTCAGTTTGTAACCAACGGTGGTGTGTGGGGCATGCAGAAAAAGGCCGAACAACTTACCAAGTTCCTTGAAGGTTGTTTTCATGCGCATGATGTTCACAAGAAATCTGTAGACATGTTCCGTGATGGTTGCGTTTGGGGTACTGGTATTCTCAAAATCTTCCGGGATTATGAGGATATTGCCGTTGAAAGAATCTTCCCTCATCAAATGCTAGTGGATGAAATCGAAGCTATGTCATGCAATCCACGTCAAATGCATGAAGTGCGCATGGTTGACCGTGACATTTTGCTCGATATGTTCTCGGATGCAGACGAAGAAATCATCGAAACAATCAAGAACGCTGCTCCTACCAGTGCGGTTGACCTAGGTGCGGTTGGAACGGCTGCCGATATTCTGACTGTGACAGAATCTTACCACCTTAAATCAGGTCCTGACGCTACTGACGGCGTGAAGGTTATCTGTTTGGGTGACAACGTACTTCACAAAGAAGAATGGAAACACGACTACTTTCCGTATGTGATGTTTAATTACTCCAAACGATTGCTTGGGTTCTGGGGTCAAGGTGCAGTTGAGCGTCTTCAGAATCTTCAAGGTGAAATCAACCGTGGAATGATTACCATTCAGCGTTCTCATTGGATGATGGCTGGGCCAAAGATTGCCATTGATATGAGTTCCAAGATCGCTACTCAGCACTTAAACAATGAGGTTGGATCAATCATTCATTACGCTGACAAACCACCGATGTACCTTACTCCTCCGATTATTCAAGGTGAGGTATATTCCTGGGTTGATTCCCTGATTGCCAAAGGATTTCAACAAGAAGGTGTGAGTCAACTTGCAGCTTCAAGTTTAAAGCCTGCCGGTGTTGATTCCGGTGCTGCTCTTAGAACTTATGACCAAATTGGTGATGATCGTTTGTTGTTTATTGCTCAAGAAATGGAACGATTGATTCTTGAGATTGGTCAAAGAATGATTGACGTGGCCAAAGGTATTTATAAAGAGAAGCACACCTTCAAAGTTGTGTTCCCTCAATCTAAATTCATGGAATCTATTGATTGGAAAGACATCAAATTGAAAGATGATGAATACGTTTTGAAATCTTATCCAACTAGCGAACTTCCCGAAGAACCGGCAGGGCGCTTGCAATACATTCAAGAACAAATGCAGGCGGGCCTTATTAGTCCACGTGCAGGCCGTAAACTCATGAGTAACCCTGATATTGAAATGTCGGACAAGCTTGCGAATGCGCCTGAACAACTCATTGAAAAGATCATTGAAGAAATGCTTGAAGAAGATGGGGAATATACACCGCCTGAGCCATATTACGATCTTGGCTTGGCAAAATCCATTGCGCTTCAATATTATAACTACGCTTCACTCAATAACTGCCCTGAAGATCGTCTCGAAATGCTTCGCCAGTTTATGAGTCAAGTTGACGATTTGACCGGAGTGAATGCGCCACCACCTGAACAACCGGTAATGCCTATGGCTGCGCCTGAACAAACACCTACAAGTAACTTAATCCCTAACGTAGCAGGGGGAATTCAATAATGAGTGCAGAATCAGCAATGGCGTTAGCAACCGGCCAACAAACCACAACAACTGTCAATCCGCCGGTGGACGTGGTCCAGGGTATCAATGAAGCTCCAAAAGAATCGCCAAAGGAACTTGAATCAACTAGGTTCACTCTTTTGGCTAAGAAAGAAGCCGAACTGGTAAAGCAAAGGGAAGAATTTAAAAAGGAACGTGAAGCAATTCTAGCCGAACGTGAGAAGTTTAAACCGCTCCATGAGAAACTTGCCAAGTTTGAGGAACTTAAAAAGAACAATCCAATCGAAGCAATTAAGATGCTCGAATTCTCTGATGAGGATTTCATCAACTTCATGGCTACACGTGAAGATAACTCAAGCCCTGAAGAAAAGGCCGCAAAAGCTGCTCAAAAGGAAATTGAACGATTCCAAAATGAGATGCGTGAAAGAGAGTTGAAAGCACAGGAAGAATCTAACAACAAGATTATTACAGAGTTTAAACAATCAATCTCAAGTGCGTTTAAATCTGATCCTGATAAGTTTGAACTTTCGAACATGGTTGGGGTGCAGGCTGAGGAACTTGCCTATGATTTCACCGCTGAATGCGTGAAGCTTGGCATGGACGCACCGACCGCTCAAGAAGCTGCCGAATATGTTGAGCAATATTATGAGGAGTATTTTAAAAGTGCTATGAAGAGTAAAAAATTGACACCGAAGGAAGCTGTTGAACAAGCTAAGGAACAAGCCGCACAGATTGATCAGATCAAACCTGAAGTCAGTCCACGGCCAAAAACATTAAGTTCAAAAGCTACTGCTACGGTTGCGAGTACCGTTACCCGAAAAGAATCACCAACAGAGAAGCGGGAACGACTCATCAGAAAATTGGCATCAGGCGGCTAATTGCCGACTATCCATGTTATTAGAACATTAGACAGTGTGCCATTCAGACATTAGGGCGAGTTCAAAATAACTAATATTAACAATAACTAAAAAGGAAAAGACTAATGTCTAACATTACACAATCAAGCGTTGCAGGGATTCTTAAAGAACTCTATGACGAACAAAAAGTACAATGGTTGACCTATAAGGACAACCCAACTCTCGCTATGCTCCACAAGGAAGAAAAGTTCCCTGGTAAGTATTACCCAGTGCCAGTGGTTTACGGTCTTTCTCAAGGTGCATCTGCTACTTTCAGTAGCGCATTCAATAACCAATCTTCTCCACAAGTTGCAGAATTCTTGGTTACTCGTGTTGCTGACTTCTCTTTGGCTACTATCGACGGACAACTCTTGGCAGCAGCTCAAACTGATCCAGGTGCGTTCATTGACGGTGCTGAATTGATGATCGACGCAGCTTTCCAAACTGCTGTTAACCGTATTGCTTCCGCTATCTTCCGTAACGGTGCTGGTACAATTGGACAGATCGAATCTGTTGCAAACGTTTCTGGTACTACTTACAGCATTCAGCTTGCAAACGTTGACGATGCAGTTCAGTTCGAAGTTGGTCAGACACTCGTTTCTGTTCAATACATTGACGGATCTGGTACAGCTCCAACTGACACCGCTTCTGTAACTAAAGTAAACCGTTCTACCGGTGTACTTACCGTTACTTCTGCAACCAATATTGCATCTAACTGGCCAGCGGATTACTACTTGGCTGTTCAAGGTGACTTGCCAAGCGCTTCCAACAATAACTTCCAGCCGGTTGGCTCTACATTGACCAACAGCTTGTTGAAAATTGCTGGTTTTGCTTCTTGGTTGCCAATCGCTGGACCTGCTTCTAACGATAGCTTCTTTGGAGTTAACCGCTCTATCGACAGTCAACGTCTTGCAGGTGTTTACTTCGATGGTTCTAACCTGTCTCTTGAAGAAGCTCTTCTTCAGGGAACTGGTCGTATCGCATTGAACGGTGGCCGTGTTGACACTGCTATTTGTTCTTACGCTACTTACACTGCTTTGATCACTTCTTTGGGATCTAAAGTTATGTACATTGACCACAAAGTAGGCGAAATCGGATTCCGTGGCGTACAGGTTAACGGTGCTAACACTGTTATGTCTGTATTCCCTGACCGTAACTGCCCAGATGGGTTGATTTACGCTCTTGAGATGGATAGTTGGGTGCTTCGTTCTCAGAATTCTGCTCCACACATTCTTAAGTACATGGACGAAATTGAAATCCTCCGTGTTCCTGGTGTTGATGCAGCGGAACTCCGTGTGGGAATGTATGGAAACCTCTA